TGCTATTCAAAGTTTTATTGCTGGCGATTTTGATGATTTAGATTATGTACTTTTTGTTTTTGATTATAATGAATAAATAAGATGATGTATATGAAAACAATCTACTACAACAGCAAATTAGCCAAACTTATCCTCTTTGGAGGCTACACAACTATAATGTTCTTCGGCTTCATCCTTACGAAGCTGAAAGAACTGTCCGAAACGACTATCCGCCATGAACGGACACATCAGAAACAGTTCTTCGAGTGCATGGAGATAGCGGCTATCCCATCCGTATTGTTGGCGTTTCATGTCAGCGCATGGTGGTTGCTCCTTATCCCGCTATTCTATTACATTCTGTATTTGGCTGAATGGTTTGTAAGCTTCGTGTACCATCTGTTTACAGACGATAAGATTGGGGACGGCAAGGTCAATAAAAACGCTTACCGTGCGAGCGCATTTGAAATGGAAGCCAAACTCAACCAGGATAATCCGAACTATCTGAAAGAACGCAAATGGGGTGCATGGTTCAGATACTACGGCAAGATATGAAAATCCCGTCCTACTCTCACGAGCAAAACGGAATGACAGTAGTTCGCTTATTTGATAAGAGACACAAAGATAGGAATAATTGACAAATAACGATAAGATGAAGAATAACATTATTACCCAAAGCATACCGGGTGGTTTCTCGGTAATAGCAAGCAGTTTTATTGCACAGTCATTGGAACATATGATACCGTGGCTGATAGTAACATTTTCAGTCGTTGTATGCGATTTGATGTTCGGGATAAGGAAATGCTTGCTATTGGGTGAAGAATTTCGGTTTTCAAGTGCCGTGCGCCGTACTATGGGTAAAATGGTGACATACTTTGCCTTTGTTTGTATGGTGGTGATGATAAATATTGCTTCCGGCAATAAATGGAATATTGATGTGTATTCATGCTTGTTTGTCTGCTTCATAGAGTTCTGCTCTATCATAAGCAATATCTTGAAGCCAAAGGGATATAATTTTAACTTACTGAAAGCGTTGGGATTGTTCGGAAAGAAAGTGCTCGATGTCGAGAAAGAAGATATGAGTGAAATAATAACTAAAGATAAGGAGTAACAAAATGAAAAAGAAACTGATTATCGCAGCGATTGTTATCGCTATCATCGTGGGAGTTATGCTTTACATGCACTACACCCCGTTTTGGGTGAACCTGACTACTGTTGTATCATTCGGTGTCGGTGTTGTTGCCGGATGGGTGGCTCGTGTAGTTTATGACAAATATTTCAAGGAGGACGTGCAGAATGAAAATATTGATTGACAACGGGCACGGAAGTAACACTCCGGGCAAGTGTTCACCGGACGGAAGATTGAAAGAGTATGCGTATGCCCGTGAGATTGCCATACGATTGGAAGCGGAGCTGCGAAAGAAAGGCATTGACGCAGAACGTATCGTCAAAGAGGAAATAGACGTTCCCCTATCGGAGCGTTGCCGTAGGGCGAACGAATACAAGGCAAGTGACACAATCCTCGTATCTATCCACTGTAATGCAGCGGGAAGCGGCTCTGAATGGATGCAGGCACGTGGTTGGGAAGCGTGGACTTCGGCAGGTCAGACGAAAGCCGATAAATTAGCTGACAGCTTATATGCGGCAGCCGAACGACTTTTGCCGGGTATGAAGATACGCAAGGATATGACGGATGGCGACCCTGATAAGGAAAGCGGGTTCTACATTTTGAAGCACACGAAGTGCCCGGCAGTCCTTACAGAGAACCTATTCCAAGACAATAAGGAAGATGTTGGCTTCTTATTATCGGAAGAGGGGAAGCGGGCAATAGTGGACTTGCATGTGCAGGGAATTGTGAACTATTTGAATAACTCTAAAAAGTAAACATCATGGCAGCAGAAGTTTTATCATTTCAACAAGAAGAAGGCAAAACAGCGTATTACGCAACGTTTGTCAGTGACGGTAATCCCGTTACCATACAGATAAAGAACAAGGGCGGAATGGTGACTGTATTTGCCAATATCGAGGGCATGAATCCTATCCCGCTTTCCCCAAATGCCAATCAAGCCTTAGGTCCTTCCAATGTGATATTTCGTCTTATTGGCATAGCGGCAGGTATGGAAATTACAATAAGAAGTGCTACGAAAGTGTCAGAAGCGAAAATGATTAAAGAGGGATAGCCTTATGAAACCAATCACTATCCCTCACATCAGCATTCCTATAATCGGCATTCCCGTAATCAGCATACTTACCATAGGTTTTCCCGGTGCTGGCGGAAATAAGCCGCATCCATTTCCTGACGAAGGGTATTTATTATTGTCGGATGGCACTCCGTTATTGTTGGCTAACGAAGAGCCGATATTGCTTACAAGTAAAAATAAATAGTAGTATGGAAGAGAAAACAGAAAAAGGACAACAAATTGGACAACTCCCCAAAAGAGACGTTTTGACGGGTAATGAGCAGTTTCCATTTCAAGAAGACAGAGAAAACGGTTCTATCACCCCTAACGCCCTAAAGAGTTTCATTAGTTCCGGAAAAGGTGGATATATGAGCTATATAACCGAGTATAATGTTTCCATTCATCATCCTTCATCCGGGATTGATGGCAGTAATAGATATACATTAGAAGGTGCTATTGTTCAAGTTCCGGAAGATATAAGAATGGTTGGACTAAAGGTGTCATTCTTGAACAATAGCGGACTTGTGGAGACATGGGAATTTGCAGGTGGAGTATTTGAAAATATCGAGAACTGGAAATCAAATGAAGATAAATTGACTGACATTAGAGATGAAGCAATCAGTAAAATAAAGGAAGTTGAAAGCGATGCTATTTCAAATTTCAGTTCCCAGCGTGTTACCCCTGATATGCTGTCCGAATCAACCAAGCAGTTTATTAATGCAAGTGGCGGCGGTACAATAAATAATCTTGCGGACGACGAAGACCTTGTATCTGTAGACAAAGGGGAGAACTTAAGTGTTTTAAAATTTGCTGACCGTGCTTATAATCCTGGAATATATGTGGGAATGGGGTATAAAATCTTGCGCAGGAATATTATAGACGGTAAAAATATACTTACACAGGATATGATAAATCAGCCTCATACGATTTATATGATTCAGTATGACTATGATTTGGATGGTACAACTATTAAAATACCTGAAGGGTGCATACTTGATTTCCAAGGTGGAAGTATTGTTAATGGAAAGGTCTTTAGCGATAATAAAACAACAAGAATCGTAAATCCACCTAAAATAACAGAATCTAATGATAAAATATTTTTTGGGGTGTTTTTTGATTCAAATAATGGTGAGTTGACTTATAGATTTGAAAAGATTAATAGACCTTTTGAAGTTGTAGGTCAGGTCGCTACAACAAGAGCATCTAAAGAATACTGGAATGCCAGAAGAATTGGGATAAATAAATATAATATATTTTTACCTCATGTATTTTCAAACGGAGAGTGGAGTTTTGGTGATTCTAA